TACAAAACCGTAATGGCTATGCACGTCCACAGTGTCAAGATTGTTAGTGGTTCCATGAGTCGTCGGTTAGCGGTCGCCCTTCTCGTAATACAAAAAGCCGAATCCGAGCAGGAAGATCATCGCCCACATAAAGATTGTTAGAATGTCCATTGTTATTCGTCGGTTATTCGTACACGTATCCAATGACGTCAACAACGTCGCCCGCTAGTCCAAAATCAGGAGACGTGCAAAAGTACGGTTCGCAAGGCTCGCCCGTTTCTTCGTCGTTTGCAACGCTCCACGATGTGACGTAGTGCTCGCGTTTTAAGAAGACGTTCAAGTCGTGCAAGTCGTCGTCTGTTAGCCCGCTCTCGTCGCCGTTTACAAGCGTACAAACCGCCCACGATGGTATCTGATATTCGTATTGTGCTGTAAGTTTCATTTATTCGTCGGTTGTTGGTTCGGTTATAAAAGCTTTTTTAGAGCCTCGTGTGCCTCGATTTTAGCTTGTTCGATTGACGCGTCGAGTGTGTCAAAATCGCTTACGAGCAACGCACCCGAATAACCACTGTGTCCTACTTGAGCTTTCCAACCGATTGTGATTGGTTCGTGCGCGTCTTGATAACCACCGCACCATCGGTTTACCTCTGCAACAACTTCGCCTGTGCCACGTTTTCGAACGTAGTTGGGAGGGACACACCCGTCCGTCTCCCAACCGCCTGTAAGGGCGTTTAGAGCTTGTTTGAGTTGTTTAATCGCTTCGTTTACTTGTGGTTGGTTTTCGTTTTTCATGATTGTTTATTCGTCGGTTGTCGGTTCGCACGCACTGTAAAACATGATAGCTTGCAAGGCGCTATCGTCGGATAGCATGACAGCTTTGGGAAAGCATTGATCGTCGGTTAAGGCTTCCCCTAATCCGATTGTGTCAACCGTGTAAACGTACACGTCATTTCCTTCCTCGTCTTCGTCGCATTCAATGTTTTCGATTAGATGGTCTGCAATGGCGTACCTTCCGCGTACCCAATTGTATAACCAATCGACTTCGCCGTCGGTTAAGGCGTAGCGTTCGCCGTCGTCTAGTTGATAGTGGTAGTTTTCAAAGCGCCCGTCATGATCCTTTAAGGATTCCGACGTGTGGACGTTATCGTAAGTTAATGTTTTCATGTTGTTATTCGTTTGTTGGTTGGTTATTGCCCGATCAGGACCACGACAGCCGCCCAAAGGACGGTTGCCATGATGCCGATAAATACGGCGTTTAGACGTTCGCGTGGTGTTGGTTTGTTTGTATTCATTATGTTTATTCGTCGGTTGGATTAATTAAGGCGGAAAAGCAAGACGTTGGTTCCCTTGATTTCGACCATTTCACCGTCATAAGGGCTCAGGAAATGTCCAAGGCCGTCGGCGCTTATGGCGTCACCTACGAACGCGTCAACGTCGTCAATGAGCTTGAGCAAGGCGTCGTTGCAGGATTCGCACGTGTCGCCTCGTAAACGTTTGATGTCGCCCGCGTCAAGGGCGTCAATGTGTGACGCAAGAAAATCGGCGTTAAAAGCCCAAACCGTTTCTTTTATATATTCCGAGCAGGCTTGTTCGGCGGCGTCATAGTCGCTTGCAATGGCGTATTCGGTTCCGTCTATTTCGTACGTTTTAAGTCCGTAGTGTTCGCAGAGCGGGCGGGAGTCGTCGAGCAAGGCGGTAAGTAATTCGTTTGTAGTTATCATAATATTCGTTTTGTTGTTGGTTGGTGTTAATTGCGAATGAAAAGTTTTTCGCCCTTGGACAAGATCCAATGAGACGAGACGTTTGAAAAACAAGTTGCATAAACTCGGTAAAGTCTACCCTTGAAAGGTACCTTCCATATGGTTCTAATTTTTCTGCCGTATCCGTCCACGTTCAGTCCTAATGCCTTGTAATTCGAAAACGTTCCGTAAGATGTGCGAGCGAGGTGGGAACGTGTAGGATGTTTTTCGAAATCGTCGGAAGTGTTTTCAATGTATTTTATCGTTTTCATGATTCGTTTTGGTTGGATTAGGAAAGTGCAAGGCCGACCTTGACGGCGTCACAATCGTCGCTGTATTTGACGACCACGGCAGAAAAGAACGTTTCTCCTTTCATGCCGTCCCATTTGTTCAGCGCAAGACGTTCGTTTGACAAATAGGCGGGCCTAACGAAGTCGCTCATGTCATAGATCGAATTATGGTAACGGAAAAAGCGGGAATGGTGAACAGCGCCATAGTCGTCTTCATGTTCAGCTTGTTCGGCGTCGGTAAGTTCGTGCCAAAAAAGCAAAGGACGGTAGTGATGGTTGGTTTGGATTTTCATGATTGTTGTTGGTTGTTGTTGGTTAAGCGTTATCAAAAGCCGATTCAATTTGATCTTCGGCCCAAAGAATGTCTAATGAGATGCCACAGTCGTCTTTTTTCCCGTAAAGCTCAGCAGGAGCACGATCGACCAAGGCCCAAAAATCATATCGGTCTTCAAATATCGACTTGGCTCCTACGTCCCGAGCAAGCTCTTTGTTTGTAGCGTAGTATTCGGCGTCGACTTCGTTTTCAGGTCGTTGGCGTAAGAAAGAGGTGAAGTTTGGAAGTATGTTTTTCATGGTTCGTTTTGGTGTTGGTTGTTGTTGTTGTTGGTGTTAGGAAAGCAAAGACTCTTCGAGGTCGTAAGCCTTATCAATAACACTTACGGGTACTTGGATGTGATGCGTCCAATCTTCGTTGCATAAGCCTTCGTTTTCAGCACATCCTATAGAGCCGTGGTAAAGTTTGCCGTTGACGGTTTTTGATATTGTAACGTCGACTTGCGGGTCTTCGCCCGTTTCGGCTTCAATAGTAAATCCTTTGTATTTTATCGTTTTCATGATTCGTTGTTGTTGGTGTTGTTGGAATTAATGTGATGGTTGGCGAGCATGGTAAAAAACGGAAAACTGTCAAACACCAAAAAACGAAAAACGACGGAATCCCGCTTGGTTACTAGCGAAGATTTTTTTCGATGAGTTGAACGTTTTGACTAGGTAAAGCGAATTGAAGCAAATTTGAGAGTCGATTGAAGCCGTCGATCAAGAGCCGTTTGAAGAGCCGATTGAAGGCGTCGATCAAGACGTTGCAAAAAACGACCAAACACACAAAAACAGGCAAAGCATTTAACCGAGGTTTGACGTACAGGGATGTCTCAACATTGTCTCAACAAGGTCGGCGTACAGGGATTTTCGATAGCCTATCGGTTCTTTTATCCCTTGCATTCGCCGTAGTTTAGCGGGATTGGATTCGATGCTGTGCCGTTGCTGTGCCAAAACATCGATTGAGTCCTCGCGCATTACCTGACCCGTGTCATAAAAACGCGCGGGTACATGGGGGTAACTAACGCGCGCGTATATAGCGTTAAGGACTTCAGATTTTTGCGTCTAAACTATCTGGAACGCGCCTAAACCGACCCTTTAATCGGTCGTCTTTAATCGTAGATCATCGACGTGGTTTTGAACGTTGCTCATATCGTGTTCCAGATACTTCAGTCGTAGGTTTTGTTCTGCGTCGGCAGGGAGCGCACCTAGTTCGCCTCGAGGCCATTTAACACGGAACTCGCTGTTTGCTTCTACTTCGTGTCTTATGCGCATACTGTCGATCTCCAGAGCCGTTATACGATTAACGATTACACTGTACGTCCAAACAATCGTACCGATACCCAGTATTAGTTTTATAGCGAACGCTAAATTGGCTTTGACTTGTGTATTTTCAGAAAGGGTCTCGTTCATCATTGTCGTCATCTTCTAATAGATCGTCATCAGCTTCGAACATAACTTCATCAGTAGGTTCTACTAGGTAATCGAGTTTAACCATCTCTAAGCAACCGATTATAGTGGCGTGGTTAAGGTCAAATTCGGTACGAAACCTGTTAACGACACCTTGTATCTCATATAAAAAAGCGTCTGTTTGTTCGTTGTTATCCATAGGTTTAGGTAATAGTAGTAAATTAATGTCTTGACGGATCTGAAAACTGGTTATAATTAGTGTTAACGGCTTAGTTTAAATCGACGTTTAAAACGGCTTCGTACCCGAACGGATTTTAAAAGCAGATTTTAACAGGGTTCGTTTAAAACGGTAAACGTCCTGACCGTAAGTTGTAACATTATACAGCCCCTCATTCGAACGAGGTTTTTCAAACCAACACCTAACGGTTCGTACCCATGAGTCGCATTATAACGTTGTACGTTTTAATCGTTAGGGTCACGGGTATCACCAAGTAAGGACGTTTGATTGAGCGGTAGTAAACGACGTTTTATAAGCTGCTTGTTTAAAGCGTTCTAGTTCTTCGGTCATCAGGTCTTGCTTTCTTTCGTTGATCTTCAAGTCGGCGTTTACTGCCATTTGCTCGACCCAATATCCTATTGCGATTGCAAGCGCGTCTAAACGGTCGTCTTGAAGAAGCGCACCTTTGTCTTTTGTTAATCTACTTAGTTGGTATAAAAGCATATAACGAGCTTGTTGCTCGATAGGGTAACCTTGTGCCGACTGGAAATCACGTCTTATAACGTTAGGATCGACCACTAATTTGTGTGCATTTAAGACAGGTTCTAGGGTGTCTACTATGCGTTTTTCCTTCTGTATATGATGTCTTACTTCGTTGATAGTAACAGGGTAAACATTGTTGATTACAGGCTTAAAAAGCTCGGTAAACATCCCGTCTCCCATATTAGACTCCACAATGATTTCGTTGACTTTGTAACGTTTAGCTAAACCCGCTAGTTCTTTAAGAACGTTCTCTCCGTAGCCACCACGAATACCGTTACAAGCGTGAACAAACAAATGACCGTTTAGCATTTTTACAACAGCATAAGCTGTTTCATCCTTACCTCGTCCACTGGGGTCTATACTCATTACCGAACCTGTGTACGGTATAAGTTCTCCAAGTGTATCAAACGGTCTAAAGAATCTATCTCCGTTGAAACCGACGTTTGGTAGATCCGTCCAGACTTTGTCTGGTGCGCTGGCCCAAACGTATTTTTCATTGGCTAGATCGTTATCTAGGTCGTGTACGATTATATCGTTGATCTTCAGTGGGTATCTATCAGCATCGCTTAGACGTGGATTAAGCATGAACTGTAAGGCGTACCCGCTCCTACCGTAGCTTAGTTTACGTTCTTCGAGGTCAACATCTGTAAAGCGTAACGGTTCTGTTGTCTTACCGATATTGTTGTCGTTAGCAGAATTAGCGATATAAGGCGATATAGCCCCGTCATAGACCTTTTGATCGGTGTCTGTACTAACGTACTCACTAGTCCATATACGGGCGTTATAGCCCCTGTCACGAAGCTTGTTGTATATGGAGTCCTCGCATTGGGGTGTACCAAGAAAGATGATACGTGAGCTGTCTAGGGGCTTTACGATGGCTTCAAACTCTTTGACTTGTTCGTCCAGCTTGTCCCGCATCCCTTGGGTAGCTGAGTTGTTAGGTACTTCGATGTCGTCTGCTACGATTATGTCTGCTCGACTACCTGTTAGCTGGGACGTTATACCAAGTGACTTGACTGACGGAGCGTGTGAAGCGGGAGCTAAACCAACGTCAAAGCTGATCTTACTAAACCTTTGACCATCACGTGGTTTAAGACCTTGTAAGACTGGTATGTCGTTAATGATCTTTAAGGTAAACGTCGAGAAGTCATCTGACCTGCTTTTACTGGCAGACACGACAAGAATGTTCTTGGAAGGGTCTAGTAGTAGTTGATGTACTACGTATGCACTACAAATCCACGATTTACCGACGCCACGAAAAGCCATGATGACTGATCGTTTTGGGCCGTCTTGTATGTAGTTTGCTATGTCGTATTGAAGATCCGTTGGATCGGGTAACCCTAGATGCTTCCAAACGACAAACAAGAAGTTACGGAAGTCCCGTAGTTCTGGTGGTACGCTCACTTGACTTGACGCATTGCTTCCTTGTCTTCGTCGCTGTCGTCGAACGGCAGGACTTGAGCGAGGTTACCAAGAGGCGACCCTTGTTCGCTCAGACTGATCACGTCGTTGTCTTTAAGTAGTTGTCTTGCTCCGTTAAGGATTGCAGCGTTCACCTCGATATCACCGTCTCTCATCTCTTGTATAGATTGCTTATAGGTGTCGGCAAGGAGTACTTGTAGTTCTTCTAATTGTTCGCGTTTTTTCATAATAAATTGTTCAACACTTCCAACGCCGTAGCGCTAGAGCCTTTCTAGTTGGTCGTCCTTTACTGTCTTTCATCGGGCCTTTGACTCCGCTCATACGCGCACAGAACGACCGCTTACGACTGCCTCCTCCTGGTTGTGGAGCTTTAAGGTTGGAGCCAGTAGCACGGTTATACTTACGTCTACCTTTCGCTGTAAGACCGCCTTTCTTGCTTTTCTCGCCGCGACCTATGGATAGTGATACGCCTTTTCGTTTAGCCATGTTATTTCTTACGTTTGATGTTTAAAGATACACGTGCTGCTTTGGTGTTACGCACGAATTGTTTACCGCTTCCGCCTTCTTTCTTCTTTTTCTTTGCGGTTGTAGCGCGTTGAGACTTCGACAAAGACTTTGCTTTGGACATCGGTAAGCAACGATCTGGGTTCTTTTTGTTCTTGGACGTTCCGCATTTACCTGCGATCTTCCCCGAACTACTTATGCGTACCCAGTTCTGCCTTCTCCATTTAGCTAACTCGCCCATGTCAATACGAAGGTCTACTAAGCATTAGTTTCTTGCGACCTATTTTCTTCTTTTTCTTACCGTATTTCATATTATGATTTTTTGCGTTTTATGTTAAGTTTCTTACGTCCTTTACCGTACTTAGGATCTTTACAATACTTAGACGCCGCCATGTTTGCGTAAGCGCTGGGGTAGCGGTCAAAAGTGCGTTTAGCCCAAGCTATTCCTTTTCTGCATATTTTAGCCATGATCTTATCGTTTCATCAGCATCTCCATCATGCGATCCAGTTTGGTGTTAATTTCTTTGACCGACGTTTCCAACCCGCTCATGCGGTTTTCCACGGCAGTGTCTCGTTCACGTTGAGTAGCTAGTTCGACTTCAATCTGCGTAAGACGTCGTTCATCAGCGTCCAGTCGATCAGAGAACTTCTTACCGATCCAACCGAATACGCCAAGTACTACGGCAAGAGCTGTGTCGAGAAAGTGGGAGATTTCTTCAGTCATTGTCTTTAAGCTTCTATTTCTTCTACGACTAACGTCCAAGCCAACACTCCGCCGAACAACCGACCAGTATGAATACCGTTTACGTACATCGTGTCAGAACCGTTAGCGCCGTATCGAACGGAGATAGTCTTAGCCGTAGTAGCACCAGGGGCGTATTCATAGACACCGTTTAATGGGTACGGGTGAGAGTTTGAAGCAGACGCTCTAGTGCCTGTAATAGCGTGTATGGCATTGGATGCACCGTCAAACAGAGCGGCAGTACATTTAGCTCCTGTCGTGTCACTGGTGAAAGTACCTCCATAGGTTATCCGTAAACGGTTGGTAGCAGCGCTTAATGTTCCCGTGGTAAGCGTAAGTATTTCAACGCCTTCGGTATTTTGTGGTATTGTGTCGTCTGCTGGTAAGTCCGCAGCGGTTGAACTGTAGGTCGTGTATTCAGCGTAATATCGGCTTACGATCTTTCCACCGCCTACGTTCGTCAACTGCGACCCGTCAACGGCAGGTAGTTTTGCAGTCCCGTCCAATTGAACGACGTTGTTTGCGCTCGTACCTACGTCTAAAGCCGCTGCCGTGCCTTGTGAAGCTGTCGTTGCATATGTGGAACCTGCGTCTACGTCTGATACCATTCGTGAATGTGTCTGTGTAATTGCCATATATAGTGGTGGTTAAAGGGCGGATATTATGAAAGCGAGTAGTTCAGTATACCGAACGGACATTTGAGTAACTTCTTGATAGCCTTCGGTCGGTACGTTCTTAACGTCTACGCTTCCGTCTATCTCTTTTTCGTACCAAGTGTCTCGACAGACCATTGAATACTTAAACGGGTCTAAACCTTCCGCTTCAAATGCAGCTTGTAATTCTTGGGCTATAACACCAACGTGTGTCCTAGCAGCATCGCCTTTCTTTTCTACAGCCGATTTAAGACGGTACTTCTTGACCAATGACTTACAAGCGACTGCTACTCTTTTCTCAGCTTCGTCAAGGTCTTGTATGTCTTCTTTAAGGTTTCTATCGGAACCGTTAATACCTCCCGTAGAGTAAACATCATCCCAACGTTTTGAGGCAGACCCCAAGTCTTGAGCGTTATCTGCATTCGGTTCCCAGTTACCTGTCGCTTGATCCATTTGAACAACAACCCCAGCTCCCCCGTCGTCAGCCACCCAACTTAGTTGAAGTTTTCCACTGAACGGAACCAACCTACAAGTCTTTTGATTGAGGGCTTGACCGCCCGAATACATTTCCAGATAACCCAAGGAGTCGGTGGAATGCGAAATAACAAACTTATTTCCAGCCCCTGCTGCCGCCATGTCCCCAACTACTTCCAACTTATAATCTCCGCTTGCAACAGCGCCTATACCGACGTTCGTGTTTACGTTGAACTCAGTATCCGTGCTGCTTATCTTGGCTCCTGTAACTGCGTTATTTGCAATCGTCAGAGCGGTAGAACCAGTTACGTCTCCAGTATGAGTAGCGTTCGTTACTTTTGCCGTGTTAGCTGCAACAGATGCGTTGTTCGACACTTCCGTATCAAAGTCTGATATGGTTGACGCTGTTTGCGTACCTGTATGTATCGAACGGTCTTTTGCAGTACTGTCCAGTTTGGCGGCAGTAATATTACCGTCTGCGATCTTTGCAGTAGTGACAGCGTTAGACGCTAGTTTATTTGAGTCTACTGCTGAATTGTCAATCTGAGCAGTGCTAACCGTACCAGTCGTTACAGGTATTGCGTACCCACGCTGAACGACCACGATGTTCGATCCCGTAGGAGGAGTACTTGTAAAGGTTATGGTGTTAGCGTCTGCGTTGATAACGTAAGCAACGGTAGGTTCCTGTAGAACTCCGTCTATGGCTACTTCGTACATCGTGTCTCCGTCCAAGCTAATACCCGAACCGAAGGTAAACGCGGTACTACCGTCGCCAGTAAAGGTCGTCTTAACCGACTCGGTTGAAGATCCGCTTACGGTGTTTACGATTTGCGTATCGACGTAAGTCTTCGTAGCAGCGTCTTGTACGAGCGTAGGATCAGCAACGCCAGTAATCTTGTTCGCACCCATAGCCAACGCACCCGACATCGTATCACCAGCTTTTGTAACCTTTAGAGCGTCTGCTGTATCGACGTAGTTCTTGGTTGCTGCGTCTTGAGCGCCTACTGGATCGGCTACGTTAATAAGACGTAAGTTCTTGGTATCCCAGTTGTTTCCGCCTACTTCTTTCTGCAAGGAACGTTCGTTCAAGTTAC